ACTAAGAAAACTTGTGCGTTCGCTGTGCGTCAAGCACCTAGTGTATCAAACGCTTTAACAGGTGACTTAGGTATTCGCGAATTGATTAACCGTGCGAGCTTCTTGCTACAAGGTCTTGAAATTACAGCGGGTGCTGGCGGTACTAACGCGGCGTTGATTATTGAGGGTATTATTAATCCAAGTAATTATCCAACTGATTTAACTAAGATTCCTTTCTATAGTTTGAACAGCTCGGCATTGCCAACTGGACAACCAAGTTTCAGTCAAATCGCTCCAGGCGCTGGTATTACATTTAATAACTCAGCTACTAATATTACTACTACTACTAGTACTGGTATTAACACCATCGGTGGTACAACATTTACAGTTAACAACGTAAATGGTATTCGTGTAGGTGATGACGTTATTGTTCCGACTGTTCCTGCGGCATTCTTTAGTTTAACACAAGTTAAGTCAATTAACGGTAACACAATTACACTTAACCAAGGTGTTGCGGCGGCAGTTAACACTGGTGTTGTAATTTACTTCTCACGTAATACAGCGGCAACTCCAGGCGAAACAGTATTTTCGTTCGTAGGTTCTCCAGCTAACAAGGACTCATTGGACTTGTCAAACTTGAAAGAATTGACTAACACTCCAATTGGCGGTCGTGGTTGTTATCCAAACGGGCCAGACGTATTGTTTATTAACGTTTATATTACACAAGGTACGGTTATTGCTAACATGGTACTACGTTGGGGCGAAGCTCAAGCGTAACAGATTGTTCGTTGCAGTAATAAAAAAGCCGCTCAATGCGGCTTTTTTTATAAGTTGTCTACTATATCAATTATAGTTTGTATTTTAGTTTGTATTACTCGATTGCGTAAGCTAAGATCCAGCCCTTTATGTATGGGCTTAGGAAATCTTGTCAGAGTGAACCATCCCCATGCGCTATGTTCATCGCTTAGATTAGGAATAAACTCGTCTTCAACTACACAAAAGTATGTATGAAAACTAAACACAGCATCATTGCTGGTAAATTTTTCTAAAGGCAGAGCTTTTTTGATTGTAGGAAAGAACCCTAATTCTTCTTCAATTTCTCTTTGTAGACCTTGCCATGGGTTTTCGTTAGCCAGGTTAGTACCACCGACTAGCCCCCAAGTATCAGCATGCTTGCCATGATTTTTTTGTAACAATAAAAACCTACGTGTAGATTTAGCACAAATTAATGCACCACTACATATAATCTTATCTGTTACAGTTCTAATCTCCATTGGCCGGCCCTATATTCACCTTCAAAGCTCTTAACCCAGGAAACTCCGTTCCATAAGTATTGAACTCCAGTGTATATATTCGTTTGCCATACCATAGTGGTAGATTCTTGACTGCTATTAAAAATTACATGCCAAGCTGAACCGGTATACTCTATAATATCATTTGCTTTAGCTATCAAAGTACCCCATGCACTCGAATGATTACCGTGAGTAATAGATGTTGCATCGCCAATATCGTCGATTAGCAAATATCTGCGGCCCGTTGCAAGTGAGCCAAATTTAGAAATAAATTTAGCATCGTTCGGGCCAGTAGTTAACGGGTTAATAATTGCATCAAATGTACCTGGGCTATTTGCTCGTAAACATCCGGCTAAGTTGTAATGTGATACATCGGTATCTAAGAAACCACTACTATCTATTCCTGTATTAGTTACAAGAGTGTCAGTATCCCAATGTACAGTTAATAATGTATTATCAAAAGGATTTAATGTAACTGTTCCTGCAATCTCTGTTCCAGTACTTTGAATTAGATAAACTTTACTAGCACCTGCTACATATTTTCCAGGATACTGATCAAATAATTCTTGCCAGTTAACTGGTATTCCTTGTTTGATACTAATATCTAAACTATGTTGATTAGGTATAACACTTTCAGTAGGATTTAAAATTCTAGCTTGGCCATCATAAACTTGAATGCCAAAATCACTTATAGTTGTAATTTGTTGATCTAATAAACCACTTAGAATTACATTGCCTCCTATACTTGGGTCTGAACCTAAGCCTTCTATATAATTGTCCTGGGCTATAGCGCCATCATTATAGAAACTAGTAATAATCTTTTTAATAATGCCAAGTTGTTTAACCTTGACTGGCGGGCTGAGCCAAATTGGAGTCTCGACAGTTATGGTAGCAATATCAATAGGGTTGTCTGTGCCTACCGGAACACTTCGACTACTCCAGTTAATATCATTTAAGTTTAATACACTTAAACTGGTCCAATCAATATAATTGTCTGTAGTTTGTAATTCTAAACTAGGATTAAACAATACTAGTATCTGTTCTAATAATTGTAATTTCTGGTCAGTGTTAGCCGCCCATATATCTACTTTCATCTGTAGTTCAAAAGGTGTAGGCATTATTCTTTCTACAGTATAATTTCTTCCTTGACCTGATGTATATGTACCTGAGGATATATCGCGCTCACGTATATGTACTTTACCTACATAAGAAGAATCTGCTAATCTATTACGATCTAATTTAAGCTCTTTAACATATACTGCAATTCGTGGCACAGTAGAAACTTTATTCTCACTGTTATTACGTATAATACTAGATACTTGACGTTCTTGGTCACCATACATTACCGGAACTTGGTGCAATGTACCATCGCCATACTTGACTACAAAGTTACTGAACACTCTTATAGTTTGTGTTATATAACGTCGAATTTGCCCGTCGTAAAAATGTTCCATTATAAGTCTGCCTCTGGTTTATATTTAAGAGCCTGACTCAAACTCTGACGCTGATCTTCTCTATGATTATACAACTCAACTTCCCAAACGCCATCATACGGAATTGTCTGCTGAACTCCATTTACAATAGGTAGATTAATTTTTAATTTTCCAGAATTATTTGTTAATAGTCCAGTATGATCCGCTACAGTATAGTTTATTTTATAAGCATCTATCTTTAATACCAAGTATGGGCCAGTAACATAATCCATTAGTGTGTAAATCACTGTGGCTCCAGCGGATATTAAACCTTCAGGTTTGCCTGAATTATGTACCCAATCTGGATTGTGAGACCATCCAGATGCAACTCTGTCAACAAATGTACTGTTTGTATTATTAATGAAACTAGTTTTAAGAGTATTTCTAGTGTCATTGTTAGTCATAGTCATTCTAACAGCATCCTCTTGTTTAACCCAACGAACTCCATCGAATTTAAAAAGTCTATTAGGTAAAAAATCAATTCTTAAAAAGTAATCATTTATTTCTGGAGAACTTGGAAATTGTATTCCGCTTCCAAAGCTATAACCGTTAACTGGAAATCCATCACCTATGAGATAACCTGTGTATCCTGAACGCAAAGGCGGCTCGTTCACTGTTGCGGCATTGACATTCAATGCATCTCCGTGCTCGCCGTGGTACTTTAGGTCAATCTCACTAGTATCGGCGGTACGTAATAGTGATTTGCCTGTAGCAGGATCAACAGCTAGTGTATAAAATTGTCTAGTTTCATATCCACTTTTAGGAGCATCAGCTTCTGCTTGTTGGATCACACGATTATTAATATCTAATTCTGTGTTATAAGTGCTGAGTAAATCTTTAAGTGTAGTATCGCCAACTGGATCGCCATTTGCATCTAGTGCAGGCTGATTGAGAATGTCTGCAAACTGTTGACTATCCACAATTTTAGTACATTTAAGTCTATACAAATGTGGATACCATGTACTACTAAATCCTTCTGTTGCTCGTCCTACGTCTGCAATTACATAATAACGTGGCAACCCAAAGTCGAAGTCATTAAGAGCAAACTCATCTCGTAAGTGAGGAAGCTCAAATACATCACCACTCATAGGCTTGCGCCCAATGGTATTGATAATATCATTAATATGCACAGTCATGTAAATTGTGTCGCTATCAATGAACAACCCAAACTGGCTTAGATTAAAGTCAATGTTTGCAACATTATAATGCCCACGTAATTTGTAGATTTCTGTGTCATATTTTCTATCACGATTTTCTAAAAATAGCAAATCTTGAATATTTGTAGGATTCAATGCACCGTACACTGGCTGATCCGCAGTTCCAGAGTTTTTTACAGGTGGCCCGAGATACTTGTGCAAGTACACATCAGTGCCCCCAACTTGGAACATTTCGCTGGCTTGACGATCTATAAACTTATAGTCGTTGCCTCTTTCTGGTTTGTATAAGGATAAACGTGGCATATGATATTTATCGTATGATAAATATGTATGGAGAACTTATATGGACGATCTACCATCATCAACGCAATCTGACTCATTAATTGAGCGAAATAAAGTGTTTAGCTATGTTAAACAAATGCTAGGAGATGGCATGGTTGAAGTGGAACTAGATCCTATCCACTACGAAACTGCTTTAGACCGTGCTTTAACACGCTATAGACAAAAAAGTCCAAATGCTGTAGAAGAGAGCTATAGTTTTCTTGAACTTATACAGGATCAAAATGAATATAGATTACCAGACGAAATTATCACAGTACGTCAAGTATTTCGCCGTGCTATTGGTAGCCGTTCCGGTATGGGTGCTGGTGGTACTTTGTTTGAACCCTTTAACTTGGCATATACAAATACATATTTGATGTCGGGTAGTATGATGGGCGGACTAGCTACCTATGAACTATTCAGCGGTTATCAAAAACTTGTAGGACGTATGTTTGGTAGTTACATAGAATTTCATTGGAAACCAACTACTCATATTTTAAATATTCTACAACGCCCATTCAGCCAAGGCGAACAGATTCTTATTCAAAGTTATAACTTCCGTCCTGACTGGGTATTACTACAAGATATCTATGCCAAGCAATGGCTCAAAGATTATACCTTGGCAGTTTGTAAAGAAATGCTAGGCGAAGCACGTAGTAAGTTTGGAGCAATCGCTGGCCCAGGATCTCCTATTACCTTAAACGGTGCCGCATTAAAAGCCGAAGCAAAAGAAGCATTGATTAATTTGGATAAAGAAGTCGATACTTACGTAGCCGGCGGAACTGGATATTATTTCGTATTAGGTTAAGAAATTTCTTGACCTTGTAATAAAACTGTTATAT